CTCCAGTAGGCATTCCCACGCCTCCTTGTTGTTGATCAGCGGTAGGAGTTTCTTGGCTTGGGATTTGTCCATTTTGCATACCTATAATTTGTGCCATAATCGCAGCTTCTTCTGGATCATTAAGCAATTCATCGGGGTCTAAATCTAAACTATAAGCTAGTTCAGAAATTAATTTATTCATTTTAACAAAAGGAGCTACAGCAGGATTCTGAACAGTTTGTAAAAATGTAGTTAGTCGTTGTGACCTAACTTCTTTTTGCATTAAACTGTTTGTACCTGTTGCTTTAACTTCTAAATCACCATCTACGCCTAAGCGTTTTTCAAGAAATTGCATATTCCATTGGAAGTAAGCCTCGCCTAAAGGTTTTAAAAGAAAATCATCAAGATTTTTTATAACTGTTTTAATGTTTAAAGAGGCTGCTCCAAGTAACATTGACATACCTGAAGCAGTCCTTGTCATACTTTGAACACCTGTTTGTCCATGTGAGTAACTAGGTATTCCTGTTTGCTCGTCTGCAAGTTGTCGAAACTTATCAAACATCATCATGTTTTCTGTTGATGTATTAGGGAATTTTAGTCCTACAATGGACTGACCAGCTACTCCAGCTTGTCTTTTAAAAACTTTTCCTGGATATATTTCCATGCTTTGTCCACCGACTAGCGCGGTTTCGTCTACATCGAATACTAATGAACCAGAAAGAGCTAAGTTATCTATAGCCATTCTAGCATGTCCATTCATTATTTGTTGCGAGTCATCCATGTTCTCTGCAACACCTACACCAAAAAAGCTATAGGGATTTTTTTCGTAAGCAAAAGCTTGATAAGGTACTCTAAATGGAGTAAACGGATTGACAACTGCACGTAGTAATTTATCATTACCTATCCAAGCATTTATCTGTACTTCATCTAAATCATCAACATCGTCTGGAATATCCATTCCAACTTGTCGTGCATATTCTGCATCCATGACTCCCCAATATTCTAATACTTCAAATTGGCTACCAACATACTCTTCTGCAGCATCGTTGTCTCGTAGCTCATTTTCATAGTCTTCTTCTACATAATTTGGCCCCATAGTAAGGCATTCTCTAATTGCATCCTTATCAAAGTAAGGAAGCTTTCCTAATGCTCTAAGTTGTGACCTATTTAATTTATGCCTGTGAAAAATAAACTCTGCTTCATCCATGCTTGTAGCACTAGGATCAGGGAAAAAATCCCAAATAGAAACAAACTCAATTCTAGGAACGCGAACATCCACGGGCTTATGCGTTCTATTTCCTTCTTCATCTTCTTCCCAGCGATTAAGTGTTTTATTAAAGTTAAATGGCCCTTTAATAATTCCTGTGCCAAATAACGCACATTCAAAAAGTGCTGAGCGTAGTTCTGAAGAACCATTAGATTCTTCAATTTGATCATGTATTAATTTTTCCATCCTTCTTGCTGCTTTTTGAGCAGGTTTCATTTCTAAAGCTTGTGGAATAGGACTTAACCCTTCCGTTACGTCTAATTTTTCTTCGGGTCGAACCGCTTCAAATTTACCTGAGCCATAAGTTGCTCCAGCTTTTAATACTTTATCATCACCTATATATCCTACATCAAACGGGTTTTCTGTTTCCTCTACTTCTTTTTCTTCTTCTATAGGAGCAGGAGAAGT